CGCTGCTGGAGTCTCGACACAGACTGTGCGCAAGCACGTAGACGAAGATGAAGACTTCGCCGAAGCCTTGATGATGGCTGAGGAGGAATACCGCGAGAAACTCATTGGGCATCACCAGGACTTGGTTTTCAACGGGACGATAAAGAAGAGCTACGATCGCAACGGTAATCTCGTCTCCGAAGAGACCGTCTATCCAATCCGCCTCATCGAACTCGAGCTGAAGAAACACGACAGCGGCTACAGAGAGAAACAGGAAATCAGCCATCAGCACTCTGGCGGTGTTCTCATTGCGCCTGCCGAGATGGGAAGCATTGAGGATTGGGAGTCCAAGTTCCAGAACATGAAGAATGTTACGCCGGATGAAGAGGATAAAGATGTGGTCCAGATAGAGGGAACGACAGAGGCAGAGTGACCGAGTCAGTCAAAAATTGACGAGTGACTTTGTCCGATTCGGTCGGTCCTCTCGTCTTTGTTAGCAACGTCTTCTTTTTCTTCATAATCTTCTTCTTCATCTTCCTCGAAGCTCTATAAGGCGAGAAATAAGAGTGTTCACGGTTTACCTGCCCGCGTAGTGTGTATATGTAGCAACCAACCAACGAGGTGAACAATGTCTCTTACCTTTAACCAAATTCCACCCATCAACACCTTCGTTCCAAACGGCTTCCAGCCAGTTTACTACCAGATCGAAGATGGTGATCTCATGTTCTCCGATATTCCGGACGACGATGATCACATGGTGTGCGTGTGGCGTGAAGAGCACAAGCTGCACTTGAGCCGCGGAGATATCTCCATGCAGGTGAGTGTTCCAGATAATGACCAGGATATTGAGATAAATCTGCACGCCTTTTGGGAGATGCTGGAAGAGGCATTGCCGAGACTTTCCAAAAATTGACGAGTGAGTCTGTCAGATTTCATCTGGCAGATTTCCTTTAAGGGATTATCATCATCTTCTTCGATTATCCCCGAAGATGAAGAAGATTTGACGAAGAAGAGAGACAAATAAGACTTGTTCTCTACAACTCACATGGTAGTGTGCAGGTATAGGCAATAATGCTTAAGCAACGAGGTAAACATGTCCACAATCACACAAGCCCTACTTGCCGCCAAACCGCGCAAATTTACCACAAGCGAGGAAGCCGACATTTGCGGCCACCCACGCATTTCCGATCCATACTACTGGTTTGAAGAGTCAGAACTCAGCACCCAAGTTGGGGATAAGCTGGAAGCCATTGACGACAACCTGTACCGGATTACCTGGATGGAGGATTTGCACAGCGAGTATGGTGAAGTCACAGCATTCAGCAGTTTGACGCAGGCTTTGGAACTCTTTTTCAACCACAAGTAAACGGAACTGACCGAGTGGATTTGTCCGACTCGGTCTCTTCTGATATCTCAGATCCTCTTCTAAATCTTCTTCGGAGATAGATGGAGATAATCGAGGATAAAGAAGATGTAGATGAAGAAGACGGGAAGATGAAGAGAGAGGTAGACCGGACAAATAAGACTTGTTCTCTACAACTCACATGGTAGTGTGTGGGTAGGCAATAATGCCCAGCAACGAACTGAGGTAAATCCAAATGACCAAACTTCCTACTTCCAAAGAAGCTCTCCGTGACGCCCTCGACCTGATGGTGCTTGACTTCCTCGAGCGCGGCGGGCGCATCACCTACTGCAAGCCAGCCCGTGCGCGGGGGTCCAAGTAATGGCTCGCGTGCGTGTGGTGATATACCGAGAGCAGAGTGACGAGGTCCTTCAAGATTTCGTTTGTGAGGACCCAGACAGCAGCGGTGCAAAAACAGCGATGATCGTTTGCGGTCATATCCCCGACGATCTTTATCTCGGACACACTGACGAGCTGATCGCTCAGGGAGAATCGGTTTGAGGACTTCGGTCCTCTTTCCTTCTTGGGCTTTCCTCATCTTCATCATCTTCCTCAAAAATGAACGAGTCCGCAAATTTGACGAGTCGGTCAATCCGATCCTCTTCTTCCAAATCCACATCTTCTTCCAAATCCGCATCCAAATCCGTTTCTAAAACAAAAACAAACTGTTTACAAAATAAGTGTTGCGCATAGTTGGCTTTTAGCTGTAATGTGTAATTGCCAACAACGGCACAACACAAACCAAAGGGTTTTAAAAAATGGCTACCAACACCAACACCAACACCAACACCAACACCAACACCGCCAAGCGCAAGGCCGCAGCCGCAGCGCCCGCAGCGCCCGCAGCGCCCAAGGTGCCTACCTATGTAATGGGCCCGTGGCCAGCCAAAGCCCGTAGCGGCAATAGTATACGCGCCTACTGTTACAGCGTAGCGGCCAAGCTGGCCAAGCAAAACCCCAAGGGGTTTACCGCAAAACAGTTTGCCAGCGCACTGGCAGGTGGGCTGCAGGCATGGGCTGCCCAAGGGGGCAAAGTGCCGGGTACTGGCTTTGGCACGGCCAAGCAACCCAACGGCGCGGCCATGGCACATGCTAATTGGTTTGCCCACGCCAAGCAAGGCTGGCTTGCCCCGGCTGGCAAGTAAGCCCTACGCGCGTGCCGCCTTACCGGGCGGCACGCACCAACACCAACACCAACACAAGGTTTACACCCATGCCCGTTATTTTGCTGCCAATTACTGTTACCGCCTTTACCGCTTGGCTACTGTGGCCAACTGTTGCCAATTTGTTAACAACGCTTACCCTGTTGCCCTAGGGCAACACCCCGCCCCAAGCACGCTTAGGTTGTGCGCGGGGCGCAGGCCCGCACTCGGTCCACCCTCTCTGCGGACTAACCTGACCCATTCAGCATTTATACCCCGCCCCAAGTCAAGAGACGACGAAAGATGAACTTTCGCAGGTCCAAAATTAGAAGAGAAACCTGGACTTATTAGGATCGTGAACAAACACGCTTGCGAGAAACGCTGAAAGCACCTACCATCAGCGTATGTTCGGAGGCCAATTCATGGAACCTCGCGTTCTAGCAAAGAAACTCGGTGTTCAGTGGTCAGAGAATATGGATCATGAGGACATTCTGGCAGAATACTATCGGCAGCAGGGAAAAACAGGCGTCCACTGTTGTCCGGACTGGGACTTTATGGCAATCCATGATGAAAGCCCAGAGAAAGAGGCCTGCACCTGCGCCAGACCGTAAATCCACGTCCGTATCTTTTTGCGGAACAGGGTGCGCGTGCCTGCGCTATTTGGGACCTGAGAAATGGCAAACGTCTCCGAATTTCCGTTGTTGAAGACAGTAGACTCCGATGAAGCTATGACCATAGCCATTCGTCTCGGAGCGAAGCAGGGCGTGCTCTTGTTCGAATGTCCTTGCGGCTGTGGGCGGATCAAGTGTATGGAGGTAGGAGAACCCAGCCATCGCGATCTGCTGTTCTATGCCAAGAACTTGGAGAACTACGCGATGGAAGAATATGTTGCCGAAGTAGAGGACGTCTCCGAAGATGAAGTTCCCTGATAATGTAATCTGGAGACCGATGAAGGGTTCGCAAGAAGCCTTCCTGGCTTCATATCCCATTTTCGAGGTTCTATTTGAAGGGACGCGCGGCGGTGGCAAGACCGACTGTCTGCTCATGTCCTTCGGTATGCACGTTGGAAAAGGGTTCGGAGCCGGGTGGAAAGGGATCCTGTTCCGGCAGACGTACAAGCAGTTGACAGACGTCATCACGAAGACCAAGAAGTGGTTCCCGCAGATTTGGCCGGACGCGAAGTTCAACCACTCGGAGCATGTGTGGACTTGGCCGACAGGCGAGCAGCTTCTTCTTCGTCAGTTCCAGAAGCCTGATGACTACTGGAACTATCACGGTCACGAATATCCCTGGATCGGTTGGGAGGAACTCTGCAACTGGGCCACCGACGAAGGCTACAAGCGAATGATGTCCTGCTGTCGGAGTTCCACGAAGGGTATGCCTCGCATGGTGCGGGCCACGACAAACCCGTATGGACCCGGCCACAACTGGGTGAAGTTCCGGTTCAAGCCGCACGCGATGAATATGATTGTGCGCAGAGACCTTGTCGATGATGAGGGAATGAAAGAACCTCCACGCCTCTCCATCCACAGCCATATTGACGAAAACAAGGCGCTACTTGAAGCAGACCCGGACTACAAGCAGAAGATCGCAGCCTCCGCCCGTAACGAGGCAGAGAAGCGGGCTTGGCTCGAGGGCGCATGGGACATCGTATCGGGAGGCATGTTTGACGATGTTTGGGATCCGAAATATAATGTTGTCCCGGTATTCGATATACCAGAGACGTGGAAAATTGTTCGCTCCTTCGACTGGGGCGCGAGCAAGCCGTTCTCTGTTGGGTGGTGGGCCATCTCCGACGGAAGCGACGTCCTCTGGCCAGACGGAAAATGGCGATCCACTGTCCGAGGAGACGTTTTTCGGGTACGAGAATGGTATGGCAGCACAGGAAAGCCCAATGAAGGACTGGACCTCTTGGCTGTCGAAATTGCGGAAGGGATTGTAAAACGAGAGTTGGAGTGGGGCTGGCGGTCTCCCGGGGACAACTGGTGCCGTGTGAAGCCCGGTGTGGCCGACTCTCAGATCTTCGCGGCTGAAAATGGCAACTGTATCGCTACAGACATGAAGGTGAAAGTGCGTCTGGACGATGGTTTTCGCTATCCAGGGGTAAAATGGAACCCAGCGGACAAGCGTCCTGGCTCTCGAGCAACTGGTTGGACGCAAATGCGGCAGCGTTTGAAGAACTCGCACCCGAATGTCAAGCAAATTGGCGAAGAACAGCGTCTCTATCCGCGTGAGAGGCCCGGTTTGTTCATTTTCGAGCACTGTAAGTGGTTCATTGAGACTGTTCCAGTGC